ATGGGATTACCCATTTGATCTAGGATGGGGAATTCTTCTGTATCTTGCTCGACAATCTCCATTGAGTCGTCAGACATAAGCATTGCCAATTCATCGTTAGACAAGTTGAAGTAACGCTCTTTAGTAATATTTTCCTCATCAGACCAGTATGCTTTAACCACTCCATTTTTCTGAAGCAGAGCATCTTTAAACCAATCATGCAGAATGGCTACACCTTCGTTATCCCTGTTAAATACCCAATTACAGTAGTCAGTAGCTTGCTTGGCAGAGGCTTCATCTCTTGGGCCTTGTGGTTCAAAAACCACAATGTTGTCTGAGCCTGTAAAGATACGAACTAAGGAGGGTAGAGCACCATCAATTGCTTCGGCTACCTCGCCTGTAACGATCTGAGACTTGCCTTCGACCTCATTACCATAAGGAGAACGTAAGTAGGCTTCTAGTGCTTGCTTACGTTGCTCGACTGTCTCGCTCTCAATAAATCCAATTGAGTCGTCAATCTCTGCCTGTAGTATCGACTTCAAGTCGTTCGTTTCCATGTTTTTCCTTTGGAGGGCGACCCATTCGGGGTTTATCCGATTTTAACTCTTTTATCACATTTTCCAACATCTGAACACGCATTTCAAGTTCTTTTATCTTTGGGGCAAGATTAACCCCTTGGCGTTCTACATACATTACACAATCCATTTCGGTGCTTTGTTAATCGGCTTAGACCAAGTGCTATGACCTTCATCAAGTCCAAGGGCTAAGTATCTGAAACTGTCACTTCCATGACTAGACCAATCGTGTAGTGGTCTTTCATAGAATATCTTACGCTTCTCATCGTAGTCTCTGCGGTAGTTTCTCAGGCAGTTCAATCCTGTCTGTACCTTTGGCACGTTAAACCAGCACCTCGGTAGGATACGCCTTACCGCCTGAATACCATCGTCTAGGCTCATTCTGGGGGCAATTTTGATCTCTAGGCCAGCTTCCTCAAGCATCTCTAGTCTGCTCTTACCTGTGCCTAACTCTCTAACCCTAACGTCATGGGGCAAGATATGTTCAGCTTTAGAGTAGTCGTTATCTTTAATCCACTTCACATAGTGGTCTAAGCCCACCCCATGATTCTCGTAGTAGTCGATCAATCTGATCTCTGTACCTACTAACTGAGCCACCCAGATAGAAGTAGAGTCACCCATTCCCAAGTCCCAAGCTGTAAAGGTTCTGCTGAGTTCCTCCCAAGGAATCTCTTGCATATGCTTCTTGTCTTCTAACTCGTTGAGGATTTGCCCATAGTAAGAACCCTCTACAGCAGCGTCAAAGCTACATTCAAACTCTTGGCGGTACTTATCCTCACCCATCTCATTACGAGCCGCCTTCAGCTCTGTGTCATCCACTACACCTGTCTCAGAGGCTTTGAACTCTAGTAAACCCCATCCATCCTCTTTCTCTGCCCTGTCTCGCAGTTCTTTGAAGTGGTTGTGTCCCTTTGGTGTACCAATAAATAAGCACCAACCTTTTCGGTCTGTAAGGGCAGGTCTAACAATGTCAGTCCATATCTTAGGATTCTGATCGCCTACCTCGTCAATTATTACCCCGTCAAAAAACTGTCCTCGCAAGGAATCAGGATTATCAGAGCCATATAACTGGATGCGTCTACCCCAGAAGTCCACCCTTAGTTCTGAGATGTTGCTAGTGCCACCAAGAGGTTGTGTGTACTTTACTAGGTAATCCCAAGCCACCCTCTTAGCTTGTCCATAGGTAGGCGCAATGTAAGCATATCTAGGTGTTTCTTGTTGGTTTAGCACCGCCTCACGAATTAGGTGATTAAGAGCCGCAACAGTCTTCCCAAAACGCCTATGAGCCACTACGACAGCAAAGCGTTTGCCTTCCAGTAACTCGTGAACCTTTAATTGGTGTTCCCTTGGCTTGTAGGGAATGATTAGTTCTGCCATTTAATAACCAGTTCAGAACCTTCAGGGCCACTATGCTCTACGGCATGGGTTTCTTTCCATCTAGCCCTAGTCTTTAGCCAAAATATAGCCGCAGCAGTATTGCCATTCTTTGCCTGTTGAAACAATGTCTGCCCAATACTTGCGTTCGCATCAATGCGCCCATCATCCAGTTCTTTCTTATAGTACTTGACTAAGGTATCTGCGCTAATCTCTAGTTTGGTAGCTATGTCCTCAAAGGTAATGCCAACAGCCGCTAGTGTCTTTACTAGCTTCTTATTCTCATCAGTAGGAGTGTATTTTTTGCCCTGTTGCATTTTATATCTCCGAAAGTTCTGAGTTAGCGTTTACTAACATAGCTTTTTTACCTGTGAAATCTTCCCAACGCTTTACAATCACATCGCAGTATTTGGGGTCTAGTTCCATAAGTCTGGCATGGCGGTTTTGCTTCTCGCAAGCAATTAGTGTGCTGCCAGAACCACCAAATAAGTCCAATATTTCATCACCAGCTTTGCTTGAGTTATTTATTGCCCTCTCTGGCAACTCAACAGGCTTTTGTGTCGGGTGAAATGTATTTTTTGATTCTTTTTTCAATTCCCAAACAGTTTTTTCATTTGTCGGGCCATACCAAGCAGGAGAGCAACCATCTTTATGCAAATACATACATGGCTCAGAGTTTGGGATGTATTGAGACATAAATGCCCCAAGTCCTGACTTTACTTTGTACCATTGAATTACTGCCCTGAGTTTTAATGGCAGTTTGGCTAATGCCGCATATGTCTCTATGGATTTGCCAGAGGCATACCAAACGTAGAAAGCTGCACCATCCTTAGTATTTGGTACAGCCGCCATCAAAGCACCATAAAACAAACCTGTCAGATCATCACCCTCCAAGGTATCAGCAATGATGCCCTTACGCTTCTTTTGATTGTGTCCACCCTCATAAGCCACGCCATAAGGCGGGTCGGTGAACACCATGTCGGCCTTTTGCCCATCCATCAACTTATCCACAGCGTCAATGCTTGTGGAGTCTCCGCACATCAGGCGGTGATTGCCAAGTTGGTAAATATCGCCTAGTTTAGTCTTAGGCTCATCAGGAACATCAGGAACAGCATCCTCGTCTGTTAGCCCTTCTACCACCTCTGGCTCAAGCAATGCATCTATTTCTTTAGGGTCAAAGCCTAGCAGTTCTAAAGCAAACCCATCTGCCAATAGGTCATTTAACTCAATGGTCAGCATCTCGTTATCCCACCCTGCGTTTAAGGCTAGGCGGTTGTCGGCAATGATGTAAGCCTTGCGTTGGGTTTCGGTTAGGTCTTTTAACTCAATAACTGGAACTTCCTCATGTCCTAGCTTACGAGCAGCAGAAAGTCTGCCATGACCTGCAATGATGCCGTTGTCGCCATCAATCAGAATAGGGTTAGTCCACCCAAACTCTTTAATGCTTGCCGCTATCTGGGCAATCTGTTCATCAGAATGAGTCCGTGAGTTCCTAGCGTAAGGAATCAATAAAGATACTGAACGCCATTCTAATTTACGATTTTGTGTCATGTTTTATCACTCCCTTTCGGGTTGGTGAAGTTAAAAGGCTAGTTTATACCACTAGCCAAGGATTTATTTCATTCTGCCCATCTTCTTAGCAGCCTCTGCCATAGCAATAGCAATCGCTTGGTCACGGCTCTTGACAACCTTGCCACCCTTACCAGAGTGGAGAGTGCCTTCTTTGTACTCACCCATGACCTTGCCAACTTTTTTCTGACCAGCTTTTGTCATTTTCATGTTGTTCACCATTTAACCTTGTTTGCCCAGAAAGCAGCACTCATCTTACCCTTGGCAATATTCTCAGCATGACGAGCCATAAAACTTTCTCTACGATTCTTGTCAGCCTCAGATTCACCAGCTTTCTTAGGTGAACCCTTTACACCTTGTTGACCAAAACGAATCAGCTTCACATCCTCACCAGACTTCGCTAGAACAGCGTGAGACTTGGTTGGATGGTCAGGAGTCCTCTTAGGCTTGTTATAGCCAGAAAACTGCTCTGAGCCTCGCTTAATCATTTCTTTTTAGCAGTCTTAGCCGCTTGCTTAAACGCAGACGCAGTTGGCGCACCCTTCGAGCCAACTTTACGCATACGCTCTGGAGTCTTTCCAGCAGCCTTTTGAGCCTCGATACGATCACGCTTTTTGCGGATGTTCTCATAGAGGCTCATTTTTTAGGCTTCTTTGCTTTGTTCTTTGCAGTACGCTCACCACGCACAGGCATGGGTTTAGGCTTCTTCTGCATCATTTTCTGCATCATCTCTATCGCCTGTTGATTTGTCGTTCCCATCATATTCATCCTCGGTTATTGGCCCACCTGCAATCCATGCCTCACAAGTTCTCTTAGAGGCACACTTAAAATCGAATACTTCGCAGTAACCTAAGTCACCAGCGTCAATCACTTCCCAAGCATCCATCTCCTCACCATTCATCTCCAAGCCTGACTCAATGCAAGCAAGCATCTTTGGTGTTTGGATAAAGGCTGAACAGTTACCACAGCGAGACTTCTTAGCCTGAACTGGTGAGTTTCTCCAAGTCTTACTGATCTCACGCCAGTAATCCATGTTGGCTTCGTTGGGGTTCATTGGGCCATAGTTAGCCTTGTCGATGGCCTTTTGACGATTCTCAAGATTGACCTCTACATCACCTGTAGCAACAGGACAAGCCTTGCCACTTTTCTCTTGGCTTTGTATCTCAATTTCAATCTTAACGGATGGTTCTAGCAAGCCTGTCATGGCAATCCTCATGGAGTTTGTTCATTATCCCATAAAAAAAAAGAGAGAACAAGTCTCTCTAAAACTCATGGCAACGAGTGTCTCTATCCTATCAACTTTCTCAGGGTTTCGTTTAAAACCGACATTTCTGTGTGTTTATAAACCGACCAAATTCTTGCTTGCCCATGAATTCCATTGTGGCTACCTTGATGGCAGTCCTTACATAGCGGAATACAAAGATACTGCTGATGCTGCTCAATGTGATGAGCATCTGATGGCCCTGCCTGACCACAAACCCCACAAGGCATCTCTTTCACCCTTGCAAGGTGTAGTCTCTCACGGCTAGAAAGTTTGTTATTCAATCTCTACCACCAGATTTCCATTTGACTTTATGTAGTCTTTTGTTTTCTGAATGTATCTCTCAAACTCTGATCTTGAGATACTTCCCTGTTGCAAATCAGCATACTCGATCAATTCTCTGATGGCTTTTATACCTTGACCATCTAATCCCATTTTCTTTGTCTCTTGGTAGCGCAAAGCGGCTTTGTGGAGGCTATCCTGTGCTGTTTCGCAAATAGGTAGTACCTCTGGGCCTACTCCATTCTTTCCCATCATCTCAGACAGGTTTAACACATCTACCAAGGTGCGCCAGTCTAGGATAGTTCCAGAGCCTTTTGTCATTGCGTCTAGTGCTGAGTACTCAAGGAGTCTCAGTTTGTCCAACTTGTCCCTCTGTGTTATCGATGCTCCGATTATCCCGTGCTGTATCGGGTCTATCAGATTCCAATGCTTCCTCTTTGTTTTCTTTCTCATTGTCTCTGCCAAATATGGCATCCCATCGGTTTGAGTATTCTTGATTGCTTACAGAAAATGGCCTCTGTGTTGACCCTTTGCTCATTTTTTCATACCCCTTACAAAAGCAGCAAAACTCTGTGCTGTATCACCAAATGACTTCATTAAGCTGAACTCATGGGCAACCTCATCTAAAGTCTTATTGCGTACTGGACAGTTTCTGCCTTGGGTACAGTCGTAAGTGCAACAGTCCATGCCACTAGATTTGTTTGCTCTCAATATCTGCTTTCCAAGGTTGCTGTTTTGCTCAACCATGTTAAAAGCCTCGTCTTCCTCTGGAGTCCATTCAGTCATGTGTTCTTCTCCATCAACAATTCTTCAACAATTTTTGCCAAAAAATAAAAAGGTTGATTTGTAATATCAGCACCTTTTCCATTGTTTAGTTTTATTGCTGCTTGCCAACACTTTTCAATTTCTTTATCTGTTAAAGACATCCATTTTCGATCTGCTGGAGTGTCGTACAAAAACGATGTGTGATTAAACTGTTTGTCTGCTAACCAGTTAATTACGCCATGCTCTGCCCAACCAACAGGCTCTTGCTTTGGCATAGGAATGTACTCTCCAACCTTGTGTTCTTTATCTGTCATGCTTCCCCTTGCTTGAATGGCTTTAATAGCGGTAGATTCAGGGTCATCCAAATCCCATGCAATCTGATCTTCAATCGCTTTAACACACGCAGAACGCTCGGCA